TTAGTTTAGGATCTGTTTCAGTTTGTATAGAACTTTCACTGCTAATTGTTAGTGTAGTTCCATTTAAATTTGTTGTAGTAGTTCCACCACCTGCAAGTGTTAGTGCATTACCATTAGAGTCTAATGTAATATTATTGTTGTCTGCAAATATTTGTACGCTAGGCAAGCCTGTGGCTGTACTATTAATTGTAATAGCGTTAGCATCAGCAGATAAGTTAATTGCCGCACCTGCTATAATCTTTTTAAATTGTAATTCAGTTCCGCTTATTTGGCCAAATAGTCCTTCACCTGCACTACCTAAGTTTGCAACTGTAGTTGATTCCGTACTTCTAGCGTTAAGTTCTGTAAAATTACTGTTTACTTTTACAAACGCTTCACGTAGATCATCACCTGTACCGTCGTTTGCAATAGTTCCGATGTTGATAGTTTGTATTGCCATATAAGTCTCCTATACTATATTTATCGCTTCTTCAGTCCTATAACATTACTTGTAAAAGGAACAGCATTATTATATCTATTAAACAACATTTTATTAGGGCCTCCACAAATATCAGTTGTATCGCCATAGTTGCTAATATTTGATTCGTCTTTTAAAACAGATAAAGCATCATTTTCGAGTTTGCTTTTTAATTGTGCCGGAGTTAAGCTAGGGTCAGCTTGTAAATATAATGCACCTACTCCACAAACCTGTGGCGAAGCCATAGACGTTCCACTAATATTTGTTTGCTTAAAACTAGCATTGCCAAAGTATGGTGTGTTTCCGAATCTAGTAGTAGTGCTACATGCACTTACGATGTTTTCTCCAGCGGCAAAAATATCTACTCCTGGTCCTGTTGAACTAAAACTTGTTTTTCTTTCTGTTGTTGCATCTTGTGGAGTACTATCTGTACAACCTACTATAAGTGCTTGATCATCAAAAGGCGAACTTCCTCTATGATAATAGTTACTTGTTCCGCCACTATAAAAAATAATATTATTGTAATCAGGATCACTGCTATTAGCAATTTTAAAACTATTGTTACCTGCCGCAATACAAATATGTACACCTGCATCAATACAATCTTGTACATCTGCATCTACAGATGATAATCTTACAGGACCTCTATATGCAAAGCTAGAGTAGTAAGGATAAAATCCATATGTGTCTCGATGATAAGCTGTACCAGTTTCCCAGCCTGCTGTACCAGAATTATAATTTGTTCCTCGGTATACATAACTGTTTATGTTTGAAAAAGAAGTCCCCATATAAAAACTATATCCCCAACTTGCATTTACTATGGTAGGTCTTTTATAACCAGTGTTTGGGTCTATAGGTTTATTTTCGTGCCAACCTTTTATTACATCAAAACATGAACTTGTGCTTATACCTCCTGAGTCGCCGGATCCTTCTAAACCTGCTACTTTCACACTATAAATTCTAGCATTAGGAGCCCAACCAAAATTCAGTCCTGTTGCAGTTCCGCCACAATGTGTACCGTGACCGTCTGTATCACCATAGTGACTAGCACTCTGTGATCCTGAAACTCCTGAAGCACTATACCAATCTATAAGTTGTATTCTACTATTACCGCTAGTATCAGTAAATTCTGGATGATCAATTTGTAGTCCGCTATCTTGAATTACAATATCAACACCTGTTCCGTCCATTGAATGTGGTCTGCCAAAAGGATTAGTAGCTAATGAAGTTGATGTGCCGTATTTGTTTTCTACAAAACTATGTCTAATCTTCCCCCAGTCTCTATAATCTCCTGAGTCGCTTGATGATTTATTAAAATTAGCAGTTTGTGTTGCTTGGTATCCTATACCTATATCGTCTCTGTCTTCTGGACGTAGTTGTACATCTGTAACTCTACCATCGTTACGCAAAGTTTCAGCCTCTGCTTGTGTTAATGCGTAGTGTGTATTTCTTGTAGATAATGCTCTTGGATCTGCAATGTCAACAGTTCTATTTGGAATATCTCCGCCACCTGTTGACGAAATCATTTCTTGATTGAATTCTGCGTAATCAACACCCTTGTTGAGTGTGACAATGTATTCTCTTTCACTCATGCTTACTCCTAGTGCAAGTCAACCCAAGCACCGTTGGCATAACCTTGGAACTTGTTAGTTGTAGTGTTATAGATCATATCTGCATTGCCTGGTGTTAAGCTATTTCTTTCTGTTGTTGTATAACTAGCAAGCCTTAAAGGACTTTGCGTAATTCTAACTTGATCAGTAGCTCTTAACTCAATTGAACTATTACTGTCTATTGCAGGTATACCTATGCCATTGCTTTCAAAACTATCTGCTGTAAATTTTTGTGCATTAATATTTCCATCTACTACAAGATCACTGCTCATTCTAACACTAGGTGTCATTACAATTTGTGAACTATCATCAGTATCTATTACGCTAGAACTAAATGTAAAGTTTCCTACTGAGTCACCGCCTGTAGCGTTAGTCCAAATGCCGCCAACATATTTTATAGTTTGTCCTTCTTGTGGGCTGTTAATACTAACATCTTGTAGATTAGTAATACTTGTTGTTGATAAGTTTTGTAGGTAACCTGAATCATTTGTAAATGTACTAATGTTTGTTGGTGAACCTGTTAAGTCTGAGTATGCACCTGTGGTAGCTACTGTTGCTAGTGTAGGTGTACCAGTTACGTTTGCATATGGAACTCCGGTTATATTTGCACCTCCACCGTGGAAGTTAGTTGCATAAGCATTAGAATAAACATTATTACTTGCACCTAAGTTATATGCACCAGTTGAATACGGTGTTACGTTACCAAAACTAACACTATCAGTTACTTCAGATCCGCTTGATAATACTTGACTAAGTGTAATACCCGTAAGTGATGCACCACTACCAATAAACGATGTTGCATTTACGTCACCTGCTACTGTAAGTTTGTGCGATGGTGTTGTTGTAAAAATACCAACACGCTTTGTTCCTGTATCAATTTTAATTGCTGTTTCAACCCCTGTTATTGGTTTTACTTTAATATCTAAATCTTGTTCGTTAACAGTATTTTCAATAATACCTGCATTATCTACTCTAATTTTAATGTTGCTATTAGATCCTACGCTTATTCCAGTATCACTATTAAATGTTACACTACCATTTTGTGTATAGTCGCCTGTGCTACTAATAGCATCTGTAATACCATATCCTGATAGTGTAGTTGGTGTGCCTACTAATGAACTGAATTGGCTATCAAATAGTGTAGGTTGATTATTTAAATTTGTATAGTCTAAGAAGTAAGGACTGTCAAAGCCGTCTAGTGTATCAGCATTAAGTCCGCCGCCACCTGAAGTTGCATCGTTAGCTGGTGCCCATCTAAGTCCATCCCACTTTAATACTTGTCCTGGAGATGGTGGTGTGCTTTGTGTATCAACATCTGATAAATCACTTATGTCATCTACAAGATTTGGTTTGTCTGAAAGATTGTTGTAACTGCCAGTTGTTGCTATTGCGGCTAAACTAGGAGTTCCAACTACTTCACTATAATTAATAAAACTGTTTACCCAAGCACCTGTGTTACCTTGTCCAGCGTTAGCGTTCCATTTTAAAATATTACTTGTAGCAAGTCCTGAAAGATCAGTAACAATGCCACCGCCGCCACCACCGCCACCACCTGTTGCGGCAATAGTAATAGTTCCGTTTAAGTCATCGTATGTAATATCAATTCCGCTACCTTCTCTAAGTATAGCATTTACTCTGTCATCTACTCTTTCATTTGTAAAATATTGATTACTACTGCCTTCTGGCAATTCAGCAGTGTTAGTAGCTACAGTTGGTTTATCAGCTAGATCATTCCAACTACCGCTAAATGGATTATAGCTTATACCGCCAAGTGTAAGTCCTGTAGCAGTAATATTTCCTGCTCCAATAATACCTGAACCTGTTAAGTCTAAATTATCACCTATTGGTAATTCTTTAAGTTTATTGCTATCGTCTCTATCAACTATGAGTGGTATTCTATTTGCCATTTTGTTTTCCTTATAACGCCGCTATTCTAGATTGGAAGTCTGCAAAGTCGGCGCTTGCCGCTACTTCTGTTTTTAATGTTGCTAATGTAATTGTTTCTGCTTGTAATGCACTTGCCGCCAAAGTACCTTGTGCAGATGTTGCCGCATCAGTAATTCCATAACCAGCTAATGTAGTTGGTGTTGTTCCTAAGTCAGCAAAGTCTACTACTGCATCGGTAATACCATATCCTGCTATTGTAGTTGGCTT